CTTTGGAATCTTGGCCTTCAGCGCTTCGATCTCGGCCAGCAGCGCGTCTTTCTCGCTGCCAGCGGCGACCAGCTGAGCGCGCAGACCTTCGATCTCGGCGCCCAGCGCTTCGATCTGGCCAGCGCCGTCGTCGGTCAGCACCGGCGAGCCGGACACCAACACGCCGTGCTCTTCCCAGAACGAGCCTTCAGCGAACTCGGCCTGCTCGGGAGTGGTGCTTTCGCCTGGATTCACCGTGCTGCCATCATCCAGGACTACTGGGTTCCGGCTGACGTTGGTCCAGACAATGAGGTCCGCCGAAGCGGCCTCGTCTGCCTTGCCTTGTTTGCGAGCCATGTGACCCCCTTAGATGCCGTCGCAGTACGCGTGACTTTGCGGAACGCGCAGCTCGGTACCAGCAGTGCGCACAACACCAGCAGCCTCGAACTTCAGGCCGCCGTGCGACGGGATCGGTGCGTTCAAATTGAACGGCAATGGAAGGTGAAACTTGGCGAACTGAACGTTCTTGGTGTAAGCCATCATCCGGTCAGTGCTGCCAGCACCCGCACCCTTGAGCTGAAGAATCGGCTCGAAGATGACGTTCAGCACGCGCTGCAGGTAGCCGATCAAGGTTTCCGCAGTGTTCGGAATGCGGAAGGTGATCAACTGGCCGTACTGAGTCAGCGGCAGCAGGATGTGCGTCGGACGGAAGATGCTGTTGGTCTGTACCGAGTACACCTGCAGGATGAAGTTGTTCAGCAGGGTCAGCATGTCACTGGCAGCGGTGTCCGGTGCTTGCGCCAGGATCTGCGCGAAGGTCTTGTTCGAACCGCCGAGCAGGGTGCCGGTAGCCAGCACAGGAACACCTGGATACTTCAGCAGGCCACCGGTGGCCAGCGAAGGCCAGCGTGCATCACCGACCATGGCCACACGATCCAGCCACTGTTCGGTCAGGGTGCGGACGGCAATTGGCTTCTCAGCCAGGTAGTTGATTGCACCACCGAAGCCTTGTGCGTTCGCCATTTCCATGGCCTTGCCGACTTCGATCTGGCTGTAGGCATAGCCCAGACCAGCCTGCACGACGTCCACGCCACCCATCTTGGCGGCAATCTCGGCCAGCGGGAAGTCGTGGGAGGTGTCGCCGATTGGTGCCGGCTCACCCTTGTAGTCGAGCACCTTGAAGGCGATCGACTCGGTGTAGTCCGGGGCCGAGGTGTCCACCGTCAGGATCGACGGGTATTTGATTTCGGGGTATGGCTGGCGCAATACCTCCTGCTCGACATAGGTCAATTGACCAATGAGGAAGCCCAGTTGAGCCTGGGCAGCTGCGTCAAAAGTTCGCATTGGTCAGTCCTTATGCGGCGATGGTGGTAGGCGCGATGGCTTTGATCTGTACCAGCACCAATTCACCAGCGGCAGCGGCGGTCAGGAACGTGCAGCCGGCCAGAACGTGGTTGCCGGCGGTCGCAGCGTTGGTGAACTCGCCAGTGGTTGGCAGGGCGTAGACCTGCGCACCCTTGGTGGCGCCACCCAGGGTCTTGACCCAGATGCGACCGTGAGCGACCAGGCTGGCTTCTTGACCGGAGCGGTAGCCGCCGACCACGTTGCCGTTGTCCGAGGACTGGCCAGTCTGGTAGGTGCCACTGACACCGACCACGTTGCGGGCCGAGACGCCGAGGAAGAAACCGGCACCAGCGGCAGGCAGCTTGCCCGAGCGGTCAGCGGTGTCGGACACCACGGCGCGACCGAACGGAACGGCGAGCGTTACCACGGCGGTGGTGATGTCGGCCATCGACAGGTCATTGACCTGACCTTCGTAGGCCTTGCCGGCGTACTGGCCAAAGGTATCGACTGCAATGCCCATTATTTCTCACCTCGCAGGTATTTGTTGTAGGCGTCCGAACCGTCAGTGGTCGGCTTCAGGCCACGCTTGGCGGCATCAGCAGCGAAGCGAGCCAGGCTGTCGTTGGTTTTCGACTTGTCGTCGTCATCCTCGTCCTCGGTTTCCTTCTTCTCGTCTGCCTCATCAGCAGCGGCGTCGAAGGCAGCCAGCACGTAGGCTTCGGACTTGCCAGCCCAGTCGCGGGTCGGCTTCAGCTGCGCCATGGCGGCACGCTTGATTTCGAGCGGGGACACCAGGCCCTTCGCGTCGAACGACTTCACAACCTTGGAGGCGAGGGCGATGGTGTCGAGGGTGGACTTCACGCGAGCGCCGATAGCGGCGTCAGAAGTTTCCTTCTTGGCCTCTTCCAGCTTCTCTTCGGCTTCGTCCTTGGTGGCTTCGGCCTTGTCTGCGCGATCCGACTCTTCATCCGCGAACTTCTGAAGCGCTGCAACGGCGTCTTCGACTACCGAAGCTGCCTCTTCGTCGAGAATGATGGAGCGGCTTTTCTTGGAGTCTAAAAAGACTTTCCGTTGTGCCATTGGTACACCTTTCGGTTTGTGGTCAAAAATGCGGGCGACCTTGCCGCCTCGCGCTGCTTCTACAACGGCGACGTGGTTGATCTGGATGTCACGCTGCTCGTATTCGTATGGGGTACCGTCAGGGGCGATGCCGGGGGCTTCGACGTACTCGGCCAGGTAGCCGGGGGATAGCTCGGCCTTGCCGGAGTCGATGTCGTCGATGGCGGCCTGGTCCTTGATGATCAGATCAATCTCGACGTTGTCGCCTTGCTGTTCCACGCCGCGCACGTGGCCGACCGACACTTCCTTGAAGGTGGTCGAGTCGACCAGATCGTCCGGGTGGTCGTTGGTCACATCCTTGTCGGCGTAGCTGGCCATCGATGCAGGGTTGAACACCTCGCCGGGCGGGCGGTAGACGTTGACGATCCGCTCGGGGCCGTCCAGGTCCAGCTCGCTCGACAGGTACTGATAAACCCCCGTGCGCGCTGCAACCCCTTTCACGCAGAGGAAACCCTCGGGCGTGAGTGTTCGCGACGTAGGCTTGAAGGCCTCGTCGATGGTCATTCTTTTCATGGTCAGCCCTTGTCGGGGAAGTAGTTCACGCCGGGGATCATGGCGATTCCGACGCAGCGGCAAAGCACGTGGTGCTTCCCCGGGTGCAGGTTGGTTTCGCCTTTCCAGCTGGCACCGTCGGCGACCTTGTACACGCCGGGGCCGTAGCCAATGTCCTGCCGCGCAATGTCCCAGCAGCTGATCTTGGCGTTGGGGTATTTGCCGCCCGGGTTGCCACTGACGCGCTGGTCGTTGGCGTCCACAGCTTTGTAGAACTCAATACCGGCCGCTGCCTGGCGCTGTCGGGTCAGGTCGGAGTTGAGCTTCGATACCTGGTCGCGGGCAATCAGCTTGGCCCGTCGCGCGGTGACACCCGTCTCTTCCTGAATCTGCTTGGCGATGGCCGTGGGAGCGAGCCCTGACTTCATGCCGCCCAGCACCAGCGTCTCGACCTTGCTGAAGTAGTCGGCCGGGATGGACTTGATCAGGTTGACGTTCTCGGCAGTCGAGGCCTCCAGGTAGTCGACCATGCCCTTGGGTTTGGTGATCAGCTGGAAGTCAACCCCTACGGCCTTGTTGATCGAGTCGCGGAAGTCTTCGGCGTTGTCGGCCTCGGCGCGGCTGATGGTGCCGGCGGCCACCCGCTGAATCTGCGATTCGAACAGGGTGGAGGTGTACCGCTGCGACACCCGGCGGATGGCGGCGAGGATCTGATCCGTCCAGCCGTCCAGGGTCACCATAGCGTCAGCGATGTAGTCGGGCTTGAGGCGCTTCAGTTCGGGCACGATGGAGGCGGCCAGCTCGGAAGCCATGGCCTTGACCAGTGACCGGAGCTGTCGGTGGTAGTACAGCTCAGCCTCCTTGCTGGGCATCACCGGCTTAGGCGCCTTGGGTTTCGTCTTTCGTTTTGCCAGGAGCGTCTGGTTTATCGCCGTCAGGGCCGCCGAGGGAGAAACCGGGGAGGTCGGCGCCGTCGTCTTTGTCGAAGGCTGCATTGTCCTGATCCTTCTCCAGCTTCTCTTGGGCGGCGATCTGCTCGTCGGTGATGGCGTAGGTTCCTTTACCCTGAGCGCGGCGCATGGCATGGCTTGGGCGAATCACCCCGGTTTCGAGGTAGATGCCATCGGCCTGCGCATCGGCCAGACCTTCCTGAGCCTGCTCGACACCGGTTGGCAGCGACAGCGGATTCCACTCGAACTCGATACCTTCCGGGTAGTTGCCCAGCGCCGAGCGGATCAGCACCTGGTCAAGCAGTTCGAGGTCCAGACGCATCTGGCCGTCCTGCTTACCCTTGATCGTGCCTTCGTAGGTCTTGCGGTCGCCTTCGCCAGTAGCACTGAGCCCAGCAGCCGATTGGCCCCACAGTTCGGTCACCGGCATTTCAGCAGCGCCCGCCGTCCACACCATGAACTGCTCCATGATCTGGCTGAGGCCGCTGAAGCTGATGCTGTTGCGTTCGTATTTCTCGTTATCCTGATCGAGCAGGCCGAGGTTCACGATCGACTTGAGCATGCCGAACA